GCCCCTAGGACGAACGATCGGCAGAGCACGCACTTGGATACCACCCTGCCTCCGATCGTTCAAATGAACAGGTATACAGGGCAAATGAACACTTGTTTAGGCCGACCCCTAAGCCCGGTAGAACCAGCCCTATTTTACAACATCTATAGATTCCCAAATCCATCATCAGGCGCCACGCTCGACGAGCCCCTGGTGACAAGCTCAGGTAGGACGCCCCTATAGATACGAGCCGCTTTCGAGCTGGAGCTGGTGCTCGACGAGGCTGCTGGAAATGACGGGGATTCTATATGCCGGGCGAAGTCATCTCATGAGATACGGGCGGATCAGGCATCGGCGGTTGTTTGTGCAAGGTGGCTGCAAAACGCGCGTTTTTGTTAGCGTTTTTGTGCGTTTGACAATGGTCTATGGATTTGCTATTCTATTGACTCAGTCGGCGGTTGGAACGGGCGAGCGGAATAACCCGCTACCCTGAAAGACCGAAACACTCTATAGAGTGGAGTTTATGAAAAACAAAAACGGCTCAAACCTCGTCAGCGGAAAGACAATCGTCAACAGCAAGACAATCGCAAAGGAAACGAAGAAAATGGAAAACGGCAAAACGGAAAAACAGCCCGAAAAGAAAGTTTTCGTGGCTTCGGTGGAACAGGGCATTGCAGACCTTATCGCGGAAGGCCAGCTCCCGGCGGAAGTCACGGGGCTGATCGAACAGGGCATCATCAAGGCCGTGATTGATCAGGCCAACGTGGACGAGGACAAATACTCCGGCGATTACATCCGGCTCACGTTGGGCGACGGCGCGAAAACGGATGATGATGTGATCATGGGACTTCTCATGATCGCGAACGGCAACTTGCGCGCGCCGTTCAAGGAAGACGGCGAAACCCGCGACATGCGCAAGCCGTCGTTGGAGAAGTTTGCGCTTTACGGCGCTGATCTGGCCTCGCGTTCGCGGGTGAGCCAGCGGGTCAAGGCAGCGGCTGAAGGCCCGGAACGCGCGATCGAACGCATGGCCGATCAGCTTCAAAAGGCGAAGCCCGGCATGTCGCGTGAAAAGGCAATGGCGAAGGCGGTCGCCATGCTGGAGGATGACGGCGACGAATAGTCGCAATCTATCAAGGCGGGGGACAGCAAACCCCGCCTCTTTTCATCCCGTATATTCCGATATCGTAGTATCCGCTACCGCACCATCCGCTCTCGACATACTTTTCTATATCAACTAATAAATCTATAGGGACGCACGTAGATATAGCGGCTTCCTTTTGTATAGCGACTTACCTTTATATAGCAGCTATACTTTATATAGTCCCACCGACGGGTCCCATTTCCTGGCCCCCCTGCGAAGCATTTCCCGTTAAACACATAGAGCCTATCAAGAACTAACCTAAAAGATAGGGTTGGTTTGGGGATAAGAACCAGAACCGTTCAGTTTTTGAACGCCCAGATAACCGCGATTTCGTTAAGGAAAAGGGGGGTTGACAAAAATCCCCTATCGTGCTAGTCTAGATGCAATCCATCTTTTGCTTCGCAACGATTGGCTCGGGGTCTATCTATTTAGCCATGTTTATAGACGTGAAAGAACTCGCAAGGCGCAAAGAGGAATCGAATAATCTGATCGAGCGCATGTCTGTCGCTCCATCTGAGCCAATCGATGTCCCTCTCGATACCTCCAAGTTCAAAAAAGATGGAACCAACAGAAAGACGCCCGAGTATTCTCCAGAGCAACGTGCACTGATCGGAGTCTCTGCGATTGCGCTCGGACCAAAGAAGGCTGCTGAAGTCCTTGATGTTTCTGAGTCCTATGCCAAGGTTCTGGCCAGGGGAAGCTATAGCACGGCTCTGGACCCAGAGGAACGGGATAGGAGAAATCAGGAACTGAAGGATGCCGTTTACGAAGGACTCGCATCTATCAGGGAGAAGGCCCGCGAGAAATTGATGATGGCACTGGATGGCATTGATGAGGTATCGCTTGGAGCCATCAAGGGTAGTGACAAGGCGAAGGTTCTAGCCAATATCTCCAATCAGCTCAGCTCTGTCATCGACCGAACCATCAACAAGGGCGAGCATCTGCATGATAGCAGAAGCACTCATCTTCATCTCTACGCGCCCGAAACTAGACCGATAACTGCATTCACTATCAAAAGGATTGGTGGAAACACTGATTCTGAAGCCACAGGTTCATCGAATGCCCAATCAAGCTCAGAATGAAACTCGTGAAGATCGAAGGATGGATGGCAAAGTCGTCCGTCTCAACAAAGGATTCGGCTTCATAGAGGGAGTAGATGGCCGAGACTACTTTTTTCATTGGACAGAGCTCGACAAATTCTCGAAGCAATTCCGCAATCTTAAAGTAAACGAGCTTGTCTCGTTTCAGCCAGGAGCGACAGACGACGGGCCACGGGCATTCTGCATAAAGACGGAGTAGAGCAATGTTGCTGATTATTGTCGTCTTGCTCATCTTGTTGCTCGGCACTGGTCCTTGGTATCCATACTCGCGCTCATGGGGCTATGGTCCTTCTGGATTGCTGGGAATTGTCCTGGTGATCTTGCTGCTCTATTTCTTGTTGGGGAGAGGTCGGCTCTAGATGGAGTGGATGCTTCAGTTCTTTCAATACGATCACCTCCCAGAGAAACTTCGGGACGCCTCGAAACCTTTCTGTGATCTCGCGCACAAGGTCGTGGATGAGTTTCCTGAGAATCCTGAGCGGACGGTTGCTCTGAGAAAGCTCTTGGAGTGCAAGGATGCGGCGGTGCGCGCGGTTCTGGCTGGTCCGACACCACGTCGCACGTAACAAGTGCCGCTTCAGATCGAATACTTTGAGGGAGGGGTTCGCAGGACCTGGAGACCATTCCCGCGCCAAGAAAAATTCCTCAGCCTCCCCGATGAGGTCTTTGAAGGCTTCTATGGTGGGTCTGTTGGTGGAGGGAAAAGCGAGCTTCTAGTTCTGCTGCCTGTCCTGAAGGGGTGGTATAGAAAGGCTCAGTTTAGAGGGATCATCTTTCGCCGGACAATGCCGGAACTGAAAGAGTCCCTGATTCCACGTAGCGAGGAGATCTATCGCGCTCTCGGTGCTGAATATAATGCGACAGACCACATATGGAAATTTCCTAGTGGTGCCGTCATTAAATTCAGCTATTTGGAGAGCATGGCTGATGCGAGGTCGCATGACACCTCGGAGTTCCACTACGCAGCCTTTGATGAGCTGACACACTTTGAGGAGGGTGAATACACCTACATTGCTTCTTCTCGTGTTCGCAGCACAGATCCTGAGCTTCCTGCTTGCGTTAGGTCAGCCTCTAATCCTGGCAACATTGGTCACGGTTGGGTTAGGACTCTATTTGTTGAACCGGATCGTGAGGGGCTAGGCGACACGATAATATTCGACGAGAATTCTCAGACATATAGGGCGTTTGTCAGGGCACGACTAACTGATAACCCCTATCTGATGACGAATGACCCGAATTATATCAATCGTCTACGTCGGCTGCCGCCCGCTGAGTATAAAGCTAAGGTCGAAGGAGATTGGTGGGTATTCGCCGGACAGGTCTTTAGTGAGTGGAGAGAGTTCGCTATTGAAGGTGAGCCACGATATGCAGTTCATGTTGTAGATCCCTTCATCATCCCAGCCTATTGGCCCCGTGTTCTGTCGATAGATTGGGGTGGGGTGAATCCGGAGCGAAAGGCTCAGACAGTCGCTGGATGGTATGCAATTTCCCCTGGACGTAGAGTTTTCAAGTATCGAGAATACACGTCCAAGGACAAGATAGCGATCTGGGCGGCTGATGTAGCGCGCTTGAGCACAGAAGAACCGCTCAAACGAATTGTTCTTGATCCATCGGCATGGGCTAATCGTGGGCAACGTCATACAATTCAGGAAGAATTCGTCAAGCACTCCAAGTTCCTCATTACAGAGAAAGCCAATAATGATCGCCTTGGAGGGAAGCAACTCCTTCACGAGTATCTCAGGTGGACCGTTAAGCCAGCTCGTTATATTCCGCCTGAAGGATATAGTGAAGAACTCGCGACGAGAATCTGGAGGGTCCACGGAACGAAGGGTCTTAGGGAGTATAAGGAAATGTTCCTCCCCGAGAAACCGGAGGGGAATCTTCCAAAGCTCCTAGTCTTTCGTGGCTGTAGAGAGACAATAGACGTTCTTCCAAAGTGCGTCTACAATGACCCAAGTAAGGCAGGAAAGAATCCAGAGGACGTCAAGGAATTCGACGGGGATGACGCCTACGATGAGACTCGCTATGCAGTCAATGCAGCTGAGGATCTCCTAGACTCACCCGACGCGCACTTGGAGGAGTTAGTTGAACAAGGTGTCATCGTGGATCGTCTCCAGCAAACAGGTGATCAGACGAGCTACTATCGTGCAATGGAACGATTTGAAGCGAAGCATCGCGGCGATGATCAACCGACTCAGCTCTATCACGCGCCCAAGTTCGGAAAGGTCAATCGAGTCAGGCGCGGACGCTCATTTTCGCATTAAGAAGCTCGGTGCGCGTCTGGTTGACAATGAGCGAGAACTCTACACAGGATACATCAGGCGGCTCGAGGCTGAACTCGATCGCGCGCACGGAACCAATCAGCGTCTCCTTGATGAATTGCTCGCAGCTAAGCAGCCTTATCGACCAGCTGCTAGCGAGTCGCCGATGGAACCCGTCGGACCAAGGACCATGTCATTCCAAGAGGCCGCGAAAAGAGTCAGAGAGTTTGAAAGAAAAAGACTAGAGAAACCAGAAGAGGTCTCCAATGCCAGCGAAATCGAGCAAGCAATATCGTCTGATGCAGGCCGTAGCGCACGGGGCGGAGCCGAAGGTCAAGGATGGGCCGTCTGAAGGTGTCGCACGTGAAATCGTGGAAAAAACACCACCGAAGAAACGTGCAGCATTCGCTGGTCGCGGTTTCGGTTCTCGCGTTCTGAGGGACTGACATGCCAACACCCCAATTGTCCGTCGGAGTTCTGACAGCAATCGCACAAAATGAAGTCTGGGCCTTGCCATCGTGTGATTGCACTGTCTTCAGCGGAGCAATCCTTGACTTCGCCATGCTTCCGGGTGGTCCGTGGACAGCGGCACCTGCATCATGGGCGCAGGGGATGGTTCCTTCTGGTGCATATGTTCGCTGCTCGACTGGGATTGCTCAGGTCATCCTGAAGAAGTAGCAAACCGTTCAAGGACTGAACACTAATGGCTAACGGACCATACGAGGGCGATCCTGAGGATTTGGCTGTTCAAGAGCAAGCTGCTATCTTGGACGAGAATCCTGAGGCGTTGGTTCCGGAGGTCCAGGGTGAGGTCAACGAGGCGAACACAGCGACTGAGACAGTTCTGCCCAAAGAGCTGAGCGACGCATTGATTGCTCTCGTCGACAAGTATGAGCAGGAGGAAGAAGACTTTCGGGAAACGATGCTGCGCGAGTGGAAGTTGATGGAGCACTTCTGGCATGACAATCAACACAATATCTGGTCGGAGGTGGCACAGGACTGGCGCCCAATTCAGAGCTATGCTGATGAAGACGACCTGGACTTGGAAGGTTTCGAACCAAGAACGGTCAACATTTACAAGGCTCATGGTGAGTCTATCATCGCAGCAATGTCTGCTGGAATTCCTGCCACGAAATTCTTTCCTGATGACGCAGACTCTCAGGATGACGTGTCTACTTCCAAGGTATATTCGAGAGCAGCGGAACTTATACAGCGTCGCAATAAAGCACCACTTCTCCTTATCAGATCTCTATACATTCTGTGGAACCAAGGGGTCTGTGCGTATTACAACTATGCACGAAAGGACCCGAAGCTTGGGACAGTGATTCAGCCCGTCCATGGAATGGTTGATCAGGCGCGCGTGGAATCGTATTGTGCTGTCTGTGGCAACAACATGCAGGCTCCTCCCTGTCCGACTTGTGGGAGTCAAGAGCCGCCCCAATCAGATGAGATCACAGAACAGGTTCCGGGTATCGTCGGGGAAGAGGAGATTGATCGGGTTACTGAGGATGTTAAAGTCTTCAGTCCTCTCTTCTTTCGTATACCTCATCGTGCTACTTCTCAAGAGGAGTGTGGATGGCTTACACTCGACACGGAACTCGCACCGGGAGCAGTCATCGCTACGTATGCGAAGGATGTGCCGAACATCAGGGAATTGGTCGTTGGGAGCAAGGACGAAGAGCGGTATGACCGATGGGCGCGAAACCTGAGTAGCGACCGAGGATATACCGAAACGAATCTCGTCACTGTTCGTCAGCGTTGGTTAAGGAGCTGGGCGCTTGAGGAGATCGAGGAAGAACTCATCAGGGAAGATCTTAAACAGAGATTCCCTAATGGTGTATATTTCGTCCAGGCAGGAGATAACTTCATTACGGCCCGAGACGAAAATCTCGATGACCACTGGACAATTTCTACATCGCCCACATCGCCGCATCTGTTCGCGCAAGCTCTGGGAAAATCTCTTAAGCAAATCCAAGAGCTGACGAACGAACTGGTCACGATGACCATTGACAACATCGAGCATGGAACGCCAATGGCCTTGGTGGACGCCGATGTTCTGAATCTCAGGAAATTCAAGGAGTCGAGAGTCGCGCCCGGAACGATGTATCCTGTGAAAGTTCCTCCGGGATCGAATATCGCCAATTACATCCATGAGACGAAGCCGTCGACCCTTTCTGAGGAGGTCCGCTACTTCTCTGGAGAGCTGAAGGAGTTCGGTCAGTTTGCTTCTGGTGCGTTTCCTTCAATCTATGGTGGTGTTGCATCGGGTGGAAGCAATACCGCCAAAGAATATGAGATGTCGCGCGCACAAGCATTGCAGCGACTCCAGATCACTTGGAGAAACGTCTCTGAGTGCTGGACTGAAATGATGAGCAAGGCTGTCAAAGATTACTTGAACAATCTCAAGTATGATGAACGCTTTGTGAAGCCGCACGGAAAGATGGGATACATCAACGTGTGGATCAGAAAGTCCGAAATGACTGGAAAGGTCGGAGAAGCCGTCGCTGAGACCTCCGAGCAGTTCCCGGTCAACAATGTCCAGAAGCGAGATCTGTTGATGAAGATGCTGGAGATGAAGAATCCCAATATCGACGCGGCAATCTTCCATCCCGAGAATGTTTCCAACGTCGCAACCCTGATTGGATTCCCCGATCTGTATATTCCGGGTGACGACGATCGTTCGAAACAGCTCAACGAAATCACACTTCTCTTAACAGGTCAGCCCATCCCCGCTGGCATGGACCCAATGACCGGGCAGCCTCAAATGCAGCCTACGGTCATGCCCGACCAGGACATCGACGACCACGCGATTCACATGCAGACACTGAAATCATTCTTGGTGTCTGAGACGGGTCAATTGGTCAAGGTCGAGAATCCAATGGGTTACGAGAATTGTCTGGCTCATTACAAAGCGCACGAAATGGGTCAGATGATGATGTCTATGAAGCAGGGGATGATGACTGGAGGCGCCGGCGGACCAGAGTCTGAAGTTCCTGGGGATGAAGAAAATCCCAATGTCGAGGCTCCTCAGGGAGTCGAAAGCGGTCAAGCATAAGGAGTTGCTAAATGAGCTATGATTTGAATCGTTGCCCTCAGAGTGAAGCGGAAATGATGGATTACGTTTTCGCTCTCTTCGGTCGGTCCATCGGGCAACCGGCGAATGATTGGAAGGGAGTGATGCAGAACTCCAATCTTCCACAGAACGTCTACACTCCAGGGCTGAAGGCGAACGCGAACTGGCCCAACTTCGGCGTCACCCAGATGTGGTCGGACGGACCTCGTGGGCGCATCTTCCTCCCGGCGGCAAAGGCCGACGAGAACGGCTACTACACACGTCAGATTCAGGTCATCGATGATGCCGAAGACGGCTCCGGTGGTCTGGTCTGGAACTGGCGATGGATCTCAGGCAATCCATATTCTCCCGTGACGGGAGCTGATTCTGGAAGTGGAGGCGGTTCGGTTCCTCCTACCAGTTCTGGTCTGACCGAAGCGCAAGTTCAGGCGATGATCGACGACAGCATCGCACAGGCGATCGAAGGATTCACTGGCGTCAAGCTGGGCGACAAGATCGCACTCCGCACCAACTCGGGTCTGCTCATGGGCATCAAGGGTGGTGGGCCGACAGAGGTGGATGCTCCCATCGAATTCATCGGCAAGGACGGCGACCCGCACGCCTGGGAGTCCCTAACGATCGAAAAAGGCGAGTAGTAAGGAGTCCTCAGTATGTTTGGCATAGGTCACGGTTTTCGGTGGCTCCAACCTTTCTATGATGGGGAGGGTGGAGGTGGTGGAGGAGGATCTGACGTCCAAAGTCTCCCAGAAGTTCCCTCTCCATCAGATGCGGATCTTGACGCTCTCGCGGGGGATGACGATGATGGTGACGCTGGTGAAAGCGATGCCGTCACCGAAGAAGAAGGCGACGAGGACGAAAAGATCGAAAGGGAAAAGCCAACTCCAAAGGCCAAAAAAGAGCCAGCCGAAGTTGACGAGGGCGACGAAGATGAGGACAAAGAAGAAGCCGAAAAGCCCGCCGCCAAAGCAGAAGACGACGAAGACAAAGTCGCCGCAAAAGACGACCTCGCGTCGATCAAAGCACTGAAGGCGGACTATCCGGACATCTTCAAGAAGCATCCTGCTTTGCGCGTTGCTATCGCGGAGCATCGTCAGTTCCGGGATATGTTCTCGTCAGTCGATGAGGCGAAAGAGGCCACGCAGGCTCAATCGAATCTTGCGGATCTACGCGAGCAAGTCCTGGACAAGACCGACTTCGGGTTCCTCCTCGACGAACTCAACAGGGCGGATGGGCCAGCAACCGCTCGCCTGGTCCGCAAGATACTTCCGGCTGTTCTGGAACGCTCGAAAGATCTCTACTACGAAATCACCGAGGAGCCAATCACTCAGTTCGTCCACGCTGCATATACTCGCGCACAGAGGAACAATGACAAGAACCTCATGCACTCGGCGATGTATATGTGGCGTTTCCTGGGGAAGGATGGCAATCCATCACCCCAGAAGGCAGGACCGAGTGAGGCGGATCGACAGTTTGAACAGCGAGTTCAGGAGTTCGAGGAGAAGAAACTCCAAGATGCTTCTGGAACCGTCAACACTTCGATTCGCACTGGTCTCGTCGGTCTGATCGAACGCGCTATCGACCCGAATGGTTCACTGAAAGAGACGACCAAGAAAGCTTTGGTTGATCAACTCGTTCGGGATATCGACCAAGAGGTTGCCTCAGACTCGAACCACATGACAAGGGTTCAACGTCTGTGGGCCAACGCAAGACGCTCGTCCTACGCACAAGGGCACACTTCCAGGATAATTTCCGCGTATCTGGAGCGCGCTAAACAACTGTTGCCCAAACATGCGAGAAAGGTCAGGGAAGAACTCAACATCTCCGACAGTCGGCCTAATGGGGGCGAGCGCAGTCCAAGGCCGGTTCAGAGGAGAGAACAAGGTCCGGCAGCAAGGCCCAATGGTGGGAGTCAGGCGAGTCCGAAAACAATACGGGACACCAATCCCCGGTCAATCGATTGGAACAGAACCTCGGACGAAGACATACTCTCAGGGAAGGCAAGGCTCCGGAAGTAGGGAGACGACAACATGGCGATGACAGCCATTCAGGTCGTCGGGACCGAACTGGAAAAGATCGATGACAGAGGCGCTCTTCCAGTTCTGTTCGAAAGAGAGGATACGTTCTACTCTTTCATCGAGAAGCGCCCCGTACAAGTCATTTCGGAACGCGACATGAGGATTCCCCTCGAATTGCGTCCCGGTGGCAAGTTCGGGCATTTCGATACCGACGGCGGCGACATGGGACGTGGTGATGGTCCGCTGTTTGACAAGGCTGTGGTCAACACAGTCAATCTCAAGCACGCGGTGGAGTGGACGAAGAAGGCCGAGTGGGCGACCGACGACCGGCGGAAGGCCGTGGTCAACACTCTGCGCCATCTGCTTGCCACTTCGATGGCCGAATTCCGACGCAACATCGACTCTCTGTCCATGCAGGGTGGAGATGGAGTGCTCGGCACGATTTCGGCCTTTTCGTCAGCAGCTGGCGTCACGACGGCGACGTTGGGATCTGATGGGTTCGGAGCGCGTTTGCTGCGCTACGGGCAGAACATCAACATCTACAACTCTACGTTGACGACGAACAAGACAGCTGCGGCCGAACGAGCCATCTCATTCTACGACGGCCCGAACAAGCAGATTCGGTTCGCGGACGTCGCTGGCCTTGCGAACGGCGACAAGATCGTCGTTTCTGGCCTGTCGGCAACTCCACCTGTCTCGCTTTTGGGAATTCCATATCACCACTCATCGGCAACGACTGGACAGTGGCTCGGATTCGACCGTGCGATCACGCCGGAAATTCGTGGCAACTCCGTCAACGCTGCTGGTGGACTGGCCCTTCCTCACGCGCGCCTCGCCATGAACAAGGTGGGCGATCGTGTCGGCATGGGCAAGGGAAAGAAGGTTACGGCGTGGATGCATCCCGCTCAGCTCGTCGCATACGAGGAGATCGGAATGCTGGTCAGCGTCGTCAACCGCTCGCCCAGTGGTGGTGAGAAGTTCGATGCGTATTTCGGCGAGAACATGACGATTGCTGGTATCCCCATCAAGACTCATTTCTCGTGGGACAAGACGCGCATCGATTTCATCGCCAATGACGCCTGGGGCCGTGCGGAAATGCACGCTCCGGGATTCTATACCGTCGATGGACGGCGAATTTTCGAGATCCGGGGCGCTTCGGGAGGCGTGGCGACGTCACAGGTGTTCTATCTGTGTGCGTCGTTCAACTTCTTCGTTCGCAATCCGGCGGAAATCGCCTACATCTACGGTCTGACAGTGCCCGCGGGCTATTAGGCCACGGTAGTTCGTCGGCATGGGGAGTGGAGTCTGGTGGGTGCCTCGCTCCACTCCCGCTTTTAAGGATTAGCTAATGGACACAGGAAAAGTCAAAATCGCAC